CTAGTACTCATTTCTTTGCGAGATATAAAATGACCTGCATCAACCTCGCTGTAGTGATATTTTTTTTGGGATGTTATGCAAGTAACAAAGCCTTTTTTGTCTGCATTTTTTTTTCGTATGTATTCTGAGAATATTCTGTCTAGTTTGTTTATAAGACTTTTACGAGATGGTTTTCTAGGCATATACAAATATATTCAAATTCAAAAGAAAAGAAAGAAAAAGAGTAAAAAGAAAGAAAAGAAAAAGCTCCCTAGAAAAACAAAATATCTAATTGCCTGATCCAACTGCCGTCCATCTTTATTAGGTTGCAGAAGTTTTGCTTTGTGCAAAGGCAAATATATATAAATATTTTTTATCTACCTTGACCTCTATATCTTTTTAAATAATTTTTACTTGACTTTACTTTACTGCTCTTACTCTTAGAGTGTATGCCTTTACGTTTTCTGCTTTTAGATTTATATACCTCAACCTTAACTTTACGAGCCATCTTTTGTTATGTGATATAAAAGACAACCACTTAGGTATGCTAGTATAAAAAATGTAATTATGTGGTACAAGTTTATATGTGCTTCACCACAAATGCCTAATAAATGTTCTAAAGCTTCCATAGTTATTTTTTTATCTTTTCGAAACTACGCCCACCAAAATATGCACCTAAAGAGATTGATAAACTCGTTGTAAGTAATGCTTGGTTGCTTTGACTTATTTCAAAATCTATCCATCCTGCATCTATAAAAACCATAAGAACACTTGATACTACTAAAAATATTAAAACCATAGGTCTTACATTACGGCTTAACCAACTGTCGCTTTTTGAATCTGCAACCCATCTTGTACTTATTTCTTGCATCTCCTTAGTTTGTTGTTCAAACAGCATTTGTTGTAGTCTGATTTTATCTTGTGTAGGTATCTTAGCCTTACCTATCTCAGCTATTGCTTCTTTTGGGCTTGTAACACCTTTCAACACATTACCAAGTGTAGGATTTACTATACCTGCTGCTCCTAATAGTAGCTTACCTACTGTACTCTCTGCAAATTTTTTCTTTGGTTTACTCATTATGTTATATCTATATATTTAGTTTTGCCATCATCTCTTACTGCTTTTAGTATCTTGTTTCTATTTTTATCTTGTGAAACATAAGAGATGTGAACCCAGTCAGGATTTGTTTCAGACCCAAACTCATATATCATTTGGTCGAAGTCTAAATTTTCTTTGACATACTCAAACATTTCTTTATTTGTTTTGTGTCCATATATGTCATCTATATCAATAGCTCTACCTTGACAATGTTGCGATCTTGAACTCCCACCTATTGCTTCGTTAAGAGCTATGCTTCTATAAAATGAATTTATTTTTATAGGCCCACCTACCCATTCTCTAAGTGGTTCAAAAACTTTCTCTGCAAGAAGTTTCATATTAGAAATTGTAACACCATTTGGTGTGTTGTCAATACCTAACCTAAGTGCTGTAATACTCTTTGTTGCCTCTTTTTCAGATATATGCTTACTTATCATTGTTCATTAATTTGTAGCAACTCTTGTGTATTTAGTTTTTTCTATAACACCTTGTATTTCTTCAACAGGTACTTTAATAGAAAGTGAAATACCTGCATCCCATCTACCTACTAAATTTCTACCTCTATATAAAAATATTACAGGTACAGATTTGATTTGAGATTTTATAGATGCCTTTTGCTCTTCTAATAAAGCTCTAACTATTTTTGCACCCTCTATCTTATCTAAGTCTTTATAATCGTTTCTGTAGTTCCAAGAGCTGTTTATATGTAACACAGTATAATCCTGTGTATTACCAATTGCAAATACAAATAGTGCAATTAGGACAAATATCTTTTTCATTTTTGTATAATTTCATATAATTTTTCATCTATTTTATCTAGTTTTTCTGAGTTCTCTTGTACTTGTTCTGCTGTATTTTCAATAGTTTCTCGAATAAGTTGATCTTTTAGGTCATATTCTGTTCTTGTTAGTTCAGGTTTAGGCAATTCTTTTGCTAACTCTATTTCAGCAGTTAATGTGAAATAAAGACCAGCAAGTGATATTGCACCTGCTAAAATTAATCCTATTGTTTTTAAGTCAAGTTTTACTTGAGTTTCTTCATTTATTACGTTACTCATTTTTCTCTATTTCTTGAATAGAGCCATCTTCTAAATTAATATTGACCTTGCCATACTTACTTTCTAACTTTTGCATATTTTTATTAAAGTCGCTTTGAGTTTCTAAGTTGTCTTTTACTAAGTTATTCATCTCAGATAGTAAAAGTTCTCTTTGCTCATACTTTTGACCTATTGCAATATAGTTTTTAGTTTTGCTATCAAATAATTCTTTGATATACTCTAATTCTGATTTATCTAATTTTTTACTCATAATTTTATATTTTATTCAAATATAGTAAATTACCAACTTGGTCGTAACACAACGTCTGTTGGATTTTCTTGTTTGTCTATTTGACCTGACAGATTGCTTTTCATAGAATCTACATCTAATCCAGCATCAAGCCATTTTGTTACATCAGACTTTTTTAATTTATCATATTCAATAAAATTATCTTTGTCATATACAACACTATAAGTGCCTATCATATTTGCATTGTAATCGCCTTTATTGGCATTGTAACCCCAATGCACATTGTATATTACTTGGTCGTGATCTCCCTCTTTGATTTTTGCATCAAGAGCATTTATCACCCAATTATAACTTATTTTTGTTTTTGCCATAATTACTTACTTTTTAAAATTTCTATTTCTTTTTTTAATTCTTGTATTGATTTTACAAGTAGTGGTACTATTTTTGAATAATCTACCTCTTGCATTTTTTCTGCATCTTTTTCGCTTGTTACTGCTTGAGGTAAAATCTCTTGCAATTCGTGAGCCATTACACCATAACCTCTTTTACCATCTGCTTTCCATTTAAAGTCATAAACAGGTATCTTAGACACCATTTCTAATCCTTTAAAATCTTTTAAATCTTCTTTTAATCTATAATCTGAACTTGTACCATAAGTAACACCTGTAGTACCGTTCATAACTATCGAGCCAATTTGTACTGCATTAGTACCATTATGTCTCCTGAATGTTTGATATTCCGCCCCATTACCTGCACCACTTGTAGTACAATTATCAAATACCACGTTATTTGTCTCAACATCAAAACTAGCTGTCCTTGCTGTTTGTGTTGCTGTACCACCAATACATAAATCGCCGTTTGATGTTATACGCATTGTTTCTGCACCATTTACATTTGTAGCTAAATAATTACTTGAATGATTATATGTAAAACCACCTACATTATAAGCTCCTGCATCAGAAAAATAAAGATTTGAAAAACCACTTGTACCACCGTGTATTTGCACTTGTGCTGTTGAACTTGCTGCTCCACTATCTCCTACAAATAAATCTGTATCACCGTGAGCAGCAGTCGTACCACTTTTTCTTACATCTAATTTACAATCAGGCGTAGTAGTTCCAATCCCTACGTTACCTGTTGAAGAAATAGTAAATCTATGGGCGGCTGCTGTTGCATCAAAAATAAAAAATCTATCAGAAGAATTACTATCACTACTACTGCCACCAGTACCTATTCTAAATTCTCTTGCAGCTTTTATGTGCACTTCAGCATAACTAGTAGCAACTGTATTTTCAACCATTATTCCTCTATTATCACCTGAACTATTTAATATATGTAATTGTCTTGTTGGCGAAGTTATTCCAATTCCTAAATTGCCTGAACTGTCTATACGCATTTTTTCTGTTGCAACAGTATTGTTTGCAGAAGCAGTATTAAATGTAATAGTTGAACCACCATTAGTACCATTTAAACTAATTCTAGCGTGAGATTTGTTAGTATCTCCAAAAGCTCCACTTTCAGGGTTTCTATTAATATCTATTTCTAATGCTGTTCCATTAGCATTTAAAAAACCACTTGCACTAGATTCAGTTAGTTGTAATACACCATTAGAATCAATACGCATTCTTTCTGTCGAAGCTGTAAAAAAAGACATTGAATCAGGTGAGCCATCATTGTGGTCATATCTAATTCTACCAGCACCATCTGTTGAATCGCTAAAATATATTAACGATTCAGAGCCACCAGCACCATCTGTTAAAAGATTTAACTTTGCATCATTACCACCAGTTCTACTTATTGTTACATCACCTTGAAAAGTTGCAGCACCTGCACTATTAAAACCTAATCTTTCATTATTACCACCTGTTCTTATAGATAAAGTGCCATTTGAAATAATAATTATATCATCAGATGATCCTGATGAAATTTCTAAATCTCCATTTCCATCATTAGCAAATGAGTGTCCACCAGCTAGAGTTATATTACCTTCAAAAGTTGCTGGTTTTGAAAATACATTTGTTTCTGAGCCACCATCCATTCTAAAATATTCTGTATCTCCACCTGAACCATCGTCATTATGAAATAAAATATTACCATCATTTTGTAATTGTGTAAATTGTAAAGCACCTGTTAAGTTTGTTATTTGAGAATCTGTCCCATTATGTAGAACCTGTAAATCTGCTGAATTTCCAAATCTAGCTCTTCCGTTATCAGCGAAATTTATGTTATTAGCACCTAACTCACAATTACCACCAATATTTACAGTACCTGCAAAAGTTGCGTTTTGGTCATCATCAATAACTAAAGCATCAATGGCTGTATTTCCATTTCTTTTTGTTTGAAACGCCATCTTACCACCTGTACCTGAGTCAGTAGTAACATTTATAATACCTAAAACATCTGCACTACTTGCTTTCTTAAAATTAATTGTAGGTGTGTCATCGACAGCAATAGTAATATCACCACTTAATATACTACCTGCAAAAGTTGCGTTTCCACCTTCTGACATATCTAAGGTTAAAACTGTTTTACCTACGCCACCATCGTTACCTTGAAAAAAAATATCTTTGTCAGATTGTGTTGACTTTATATAAAAATCACCTGACGTTGAGTAAATATCAGCATACTTGGTTCCATCATCACGAAGTTGAACAGCTCCATCATCTGCACCATCTAAAATAATTTGTGCTGCTGAATCAATAGTCAAACTCCCTGAACTTAAATCAATTTCATTACCATCAATTGTAATGTTATCAACGACAACTCCGCTATCTGCCGACACAACACCTGAAAAAGCAGAATTTGCACCTGAAATAGTTAAAGCTAAAGTATCTAAGGCTGATGAGTTTGTTGTAAAAAACTGTATTGCTGTTCCTGCTGTACCTTGTCCTATTGCGGCACCACTACTTGATTTAAATATTAATTTGTCATTTTGTAATACAGTGTTGTTTGTACCAACTGTAATTAAACCCCCAACATCTAAATTAGTAGATACACCTAAACTTGTAGATATAGTTACCCCACCTGTTTGTGCAATATTCATTAATTCACTTGCACCTACAACAAAACTTAAATTATCCCCTGAGGTCGTACCCGCAATATATACATCATTAGAAGTCCATTTTATCCTGCCATCATTTGCTAAAATTATTGCATCGCTACTACTTACACTTATATCGGTTCCACCTGTTGTATTACCATTTGCAAGTATTTCAGAAAGTGTATCTATGCCACCCACAGCAGACCTAACATAAGCTGTTGTCGCTACCTTTGTTGAGTTGTCGCTTTGACTTTGTGTTGTGGCTATTGTACCATCTGCTAATGTAACAACACCACTTTCAGCAGATATTGTATTACCATCTATCTTAATGTTATCTACAATAAGATCGCCTGTTACCAGTACATTACCTGTTACATCTAACTCTTTGCCTGATGATGCTGCACCACCAATGCCAACTCCTGCTGTTGATAAAAACAAAATACTATTGTTACCCTCGCCATCTGTTATCTGTTGGCCTGTAGAAGATAATACTGTATTAGCACTTGTTTTTAAGAGACCTACATAGGTTACCGATATTTGTGTGTTTGTTAATGTTGCCATTACTCTTTAAATATGTAATTAATTTATCAATATTTTTTTTTTTTACTTTATACTTCATAGTACCCACCCATTAAATAAAGCATCTTTGTCAGGGTGTATGTCGTCATTTGTGTTACTCGTATATTCAGGGAATAGGTTTTGATTAAAACTCATATATTCAATAAACCTCCTAGTATAATACTCAGCTATATCTCTATGTTTTTCAATTAAATAATCTACTTCCTCCTTACTTACACCCTCGCTGTTTTCGCTAGTGTGTTTGAAAAGACCACCATTTTTTAAAGTATAAGCTGCAAAAGGTAAATAATCAACCATAGCAAAGTGTATAAGCATATTTTGTATATGGTCATTAACTAAGGCTAAATAATTACCTGTAAGACTTGCACCACCTGTACCTAATATATCATTTGATATTTTATTGTATAGGTCTGTACCTAAATAGTTTCTAATGTGTATCTCTTGTGCAATTTTGACAAAACCAATAAACTTATCAACATCTACCGATCCATCAATAATTGAGTTTCTTTTTAAATCTATTGGTTTTATAAATAATGCTGTTGCCATATCTTATTTGAAATTAGGGTGATGTCCGTTATTTGGCATATCCTTTGGTGCTACCTTAGCTTTCTTATGTCCTGCTGGTGTAGGCTTATATGACTTAGGTATGCTTCTAACTTCATCATAGTTTTGTATTTTCTTTTTCATTGTCTTAGATTTTAGCCTATACAATACTTCACTAAAGAAATGTCCACAATTAGGCCCACCTTTGTATTTAAACAAATCATAAGCTCTACCTTTGTGTCCAAAAGACCTATTCACTCCAGCTCTACTTGCTTTATCTATATCTTCAATTCTATATACTACTCCTCTTTGGCTTCTTGCCATCATAATTCTACAGAACTGTCTTGATTTGCCACTTGAATACTTTTGTGAATACTTATATCTTACTTTGTATAAAGACTTGTCTAAGTAGCTAAAACCACTCTTTTTGCTATCTATACTTCTTTTTTCTAGTTTTTGTTCTTTACTCTCTATGTTTTTAGTAGCCCATTCTTCTATATCTTCGTTCTCCGAGCTGTACTCTCTTGCATCTACCTCTTCCCATCTATTAGAAATTTTCTCTCCTCTAAGCTCATCTAATATAATATCAAACTCTTCGTCAGATAAATCCTCTTGCTTTAGTTTTACACCTGTTTCTTCTTCTTTTGTTTGTTCATCCTCAACATTTTCTAAGTCTGTAAATTCTAAAGGTTGTAAAGTTTTAAAGTATAGTTTTAAAGATATTTTGTTATAAGCAAGTATTTTATCAAAAGCATCTATCAATAAATGTTGGAAAGGCCTTATCACAGTATTATCTAAAAGTGTAGATGCAGTCTTTAATTCATCTGCGTTGTTTCCTAAGCCTGTTTGATCTTTGATACCAATAAGCATAGGACTTACAATTCTGTGAGATACCATAATTTTTTTTGTACTTTCTTCACTTAGGAATTGATACTGTTGATGTGCATCTGATAATTGTACAGGCTCTATATTTGCTGCTGTTTCTGCATTGTCATTAAAGGCTAAAATAAATTTACCACTATTTGATGTACCTGAGAATTTTTGGTATATTCTTTGCTCTATAAGCTCTCTCTCTTCTTCATTAGGTACTCCGTTGTTGAAGTTAATTAACATACTTGGAGACATACCATTCATTATATTATTTAAATGAAAGTTACCTATTTCCTCCTCAAGCTCACAATATTGAATACATCCATTATAGTCTGGTGTACTATAATAATGAAATCCTGCTCTATAAGGTCTTACATATAATATCTCTATTGCTTCATTACTCATACCAAAAGCAGGTATTCTTTTTGCTTTACTTG